AGAAGTATGTAATGTCTGATTACATGAGGTTAGCAACTCTAACTCTTCTGTAGTAAGCGTTAGTACCAATGTTGGAACTATGCTGTGGATCAGAGTTTGTAAGAGCTGTAAGTCCCTTAGCAAATGGGTTAAGAACCATTCCGTAACGAGTCTTAAACCCGATACGTGGTTGGAATGAATCCTGACCAATCGCTCTGTACATTTGTAGCGGAACGTAAGGACAATAGAATAGTCCTGCGTCGTATGCGTTAGTACCTTTGTAACCTACAACGTAGTACTGATTGTCAGATACGTTTGCTGAGTATGGGTCGATGTATACTCTGTAACGTCCGTTGAGTGTTCCAACGAATGTATTACCAGTGTCATCAATCTCTCCAAGACCACCAACTGCACCACTGATACCTGAATCGTAGTCTAGTGTACCAGACATAGCAAGAGCAGATGCAACATCAGCAGATGTGATGATCACATTACCCTTCCCTCTACGAGTTTCCTGTGCGATTGCGTTGGCATCTCTTTCGATTTGGAATAGAAGTCCTTTGAATTTCTCAACTGACCATCTACCATTACTGTCTACGTCTAAGTCAAACACACCTGCGTTTGCAACGTTTGCTTGAGCACCAGGTTTTGCACCTCTGTATACAGTTCTAACAACCTCACGGTTGATTTCAGCAAGGATCTCTGTTGAAAGAATGTTTGCTAGTTCAGACTCGGCATCTAATCCGTGGATTGCTTTCAAGTCTTGAGCAAGTTCAACTGAGTAGTCTGCCTTTAACGCTCTACCTTTAGCTTCAACAGCAATTCTGTCGATGCTAAACGCCATTTCCATGAATGCGTTAGATGCTTGACCATCTCCTAATCCTTCTAGATCGCCTGTACTGAACTTGTCTGAAGCAAGATCGTAGTTAGTAGCAGTTGTACCACCACCTGTAGCGTCGTTGATAAGACCAGGATTTTTCTCTGTAGTTGGAGTTGGAGGTGTACCACCCTTAGTTCCAGAGAACTGTGCGTCTGGCTCATCGAAGAATGCTTCGTCACCAGTCTGATTAGTATATCTACTTCTCATCGCAAAGATAAGACCAGTAGGACCAGACATTGGTTGTACGCCTGCGATGTCATAAGCAATAAGCTTAGGCATAGCACGACGGATTAGGGAGATCAGAATTGGGTCGAAACCTGCAACTGCACCTGATCCAGTTGTCTGAGTGTTGATAGGACCAACGTTGGTTGGTGCCTCTGTTAGAACGTTACGCTCTTCTTTGAGTGCACGCTCTTGGTTTTCCAAAAGTATAGCGGTTACCGACTTACGATAGTTGTCCTTAATTTGAGGTAGACCATCATGGTTAAGTACTGGTGCCCACTTCTCTTGGAGTTGTTCTGCATTAAACATGCGAGTATTTCTCCGTTCTTGAGATTAAGTGTTTACAGTTTAGATCCTCTTAGCTAGTTGCTGCACATAAGATTGCATGCTTTCGCTAACAGTTTCAATTTTTGCTGGCTCATCAGTAGAGATTTCTTCCGCTACTTCGGGTGCCTTTGCACCAAAGTAACTCTCTTTGATTTGTCCTAGCTTTTCACGATACGACTCTTCTGTCTTGAATTCCACTGCGTCTGCCAAGGTTACAAACTTATCCTTTTGAACTTCTGCAAGTCCTCTTGATAGTTCTGTCAAAATCTCATTTTTACGATAACCACCTACGGCTTCATGTAATGCAATGTTCTTCTCGACCTGTTCATTAAGTCGGGTCTCCATTTCATCAAGTTTATCGCTCATATCAGCGACAATATCCAAACTCTCGTCTGGGATATTGATGTTGCTTTCAATGAACAATTTCTTTAATCCTTCCATAAATGCTTCAGTGACTTCACCACGAAGACCATTTTCAATGGCAAGTTCGTTTTCAGTCATCCACTCTTCACAAGCATATGATAGGAAATTCTCTATACGACTAGCGAACTCTTCTTTAATTCCTTCGAGTTCTTCATTTATTCTAGTCTCTGCAGTCTCCTTAAGTGCCTCAACTTTTTCTGAAACCTTTGCAGATACAGCAGCTTCAAATACAGTTGTTGCTTTCTTTTGGAACTCTTCATCTAGGTCGGCACCCTTTAAGATAGCAGTGATGTCTTCCGAGATTTCTTCTTCGGAGATTGTATCTCCTTCTTTTGCTACATCATCAAAAATCTTTGCGGAAAGTCCACCAGGCATACTGGATGACGCACCACTTGGTTTTGTTTGTAATGTAGAATCTTTTGTAGCAGTTACAGGAGCAGCAGCTTTGGCACCTACATTGTCAGGTCCTTCTGGTTGTTCCTTCGTGCTTCCACCAACCTCAGTTGCACTATTTTTCAGGTCGGATTTTTGAGGAGGTACTGCACCTTTCTTGATGGCAGCGTCGCCAGTCGCGGCATCTTCCTCGATTGTTTCTTCAGGAGCCGCTTGTTCTGCGATCACCTTTTTGAATTTTTCATCAATAGTAGACATTTAAGTAACTCCTAAACGGGTAATTAGACTGCATTTTTATTACATATTTATTTATAAATCACAAACTTCTGAGTAATGACTCAAACGCGGAGATTTTTCTCTCTGCTAATTCTTGTGATGAGGGAGCAGTATCAAGTGCATGCTTGACTGCCTCTAGTTGTGCTTCTTTGATTTTGCCATCAACTAAACACCATTCTTTTCCTTCGTATATACCTTCAACAAAAGCATCAGGTGCGGAGGGATCTGCTACAATGTCTGCAGCAGTAGAAAGAACGAAGTCGTCAGCGACGATAGAAGTAGTACCCTCTTTTCTAAGAGAGCCTAAACCTCTGGAAGACACACCTAGTTGTACACCCTCTTCAAGTAAGTTCTTTGCGATCTTACCCATAGGGGTTTCTAATAGTTTAGCCTTTCCAATGAAGTTTGTACCTTCAGGTTGTAACTCAACAATTTTGTGAGATACACGATCCAAATTAATTGTCGGACCTTCTGGATGACCAAGTTCTCCGAGTGCTCTTCCGCGTTGAACGAATGCCTCATTGTACTTGCTAACCTCTCTATTCATGGTATCGAACTTGTACATTCTACCATTGCGGTTAGTGATCTCAGTTTGCAAAAAGACACCTTTAATGTAGGTTGACTTCTTACCGTCTTTCTCTTCGGTTAGAATTTCTACTGGTTCAATTTGTTCCGTGATCAGTTTCATCGGTTTCCTCTTCTTCGGTTTCATCGTTGCGATTCAATACATCCGCTGTTTCTTCTGGAGATGCAACTGGGTTGCCATCATCAGGAACGTGCGGAAACATTCGGTTCGCAATATCCAATTTACTAGCGTCTACAGCAGCAGCCGCTTTCACTTGTAACATGTCTTTGAGTTTGTCTAAGGCATCTGCCTGTCCACCATCCCAAAGCAAATCAACGATTTCTCGCTCTTGTGTAGCCATAATTAACAGTTATCTAAGATTTATTTATTACCATTTTGATTTTGAGACGCGGAAGGTTGCTTTGCTTGCTTGATCTGAGCTTGCTTTAATTCCTTGTCCATAGTGAGATCATCACTCTCTGCATCCATTTTTTCCGCATCTAATGCAGTGACATCCAATGGATCAAGTGCTCTGCCTTGTTTGATATCATCTGCCATCTCTCTGTCTAGCTCTTCTATCTCAGTTTCAGTTTGACCTAAAATTTGAGAGCGAATATATTCAACTGAGAAGTACTTACCTATGTAAGGATCCATCTGTGCAATGACATTTAACTTCTCTGTCATCATTTCTAGATTCTTAAGTTCCGTAAAATGATTGTCTTTGAGATAGTCATATTGGATATGCTCCTTCATATCATCCCAATCTTCTGGGGTGATAACACTCTTAAGTATTAGTTGTGTTTTGAGGGTGTCATGGAATATATCACTAAACTTTTTGCGGAGTTTTCCTACAAATTTAGTGAACTTTAACTCATCTCTAGTGATCTCTGCGGATCTACCAAGGTCAAATGATGTACCACTTTCCATCCTACCTGCAGG